CGTCCCAGATGATCGTGCCCGTCGTGTCGATGGCGATTTTAGCGCCATCGTTGGTCACGGTCAGTTCCTCGGTATCCGACGCAACAGGCGACTGAGCGCCCGGCTCCATCGGCACAACGTGGTCAACGACAAACGACCCATCGCCCGTCGCCACCGCCGCCTTCGTTTTCGCGCGGCACGTCAACGATAGGTGTTGCCCCCCTACGATCTGATTGACGCCGCCGATGCTGGCATACAGCACCTTGGCCCCAGTAGTTTCGTCGAAACCCGTATGGTCCGCGCCGTAGCCGCGAAAGTTACCGGGGTGCGTGTTGTCGAGCGATAGTTCCGTAGCCGAAGTATCGGCGGTTAGGTCGTCCGAAACAGGGTACGCGGCTAGGGCCGTGTCGCCGGGAGCGCAGTCGTCGATGAGGATGGCAGGCTTTAACGGCTTGGCCGGCGGCGCGCCAGACTGACCTAGCAAGAATGCCATGTGTCGAACCATGTTGTTCCACTGCTTGTGGTCGAGCGGGTCGCCGGGGCGGACTGAGTACAGGTCAAACATGAATCACCATGACGGTGGATATTGAACGTAAGTGTCGCCGTTGTCGTTGTAGAGGTTTTCCCACCTTCCCCTGCTTGGTCGGAAAAACTTATTCCACCCAAACGGAGAAATTTCATGGATGTACGTGTACTCGTATCGCGTTCCATACGAATACGAAAAGTCCGCGCCAACGTGTGGAGGGTTGTACAAAACCGTCTGCGACGGGAACGAATACGGCAAGAGGATGCACGACTTAGCACCGCCGTTGCAGCACCCAACGTAGGCGAAAGCATCGCTCGGTATGGAGGTTGCCCGCTTAACCTCTAGTATATGCGCCGCACCCATGACGGGCATCGTGAATCCAGCCTCCGCGTCTGATACCGCCGTATGACCGGACCAAAACAATCCACCGGGAGTGCGGATGTAGAATTGGTGCGGTGCAACCTTTTCGTCCACATAGAACCCACTGACCCATCGTGGCCCATCCGTGTCGTAGTAAACTTCAACAAGGGCGTCTGTGTAGGAACTGAGGGTTTCCGTGCCGCCAATACGGCCGCGTCTTAGCGGCTTGACACGCCGCACGATTGCATTAGACGACCCAATGGAACACGGGTAGGCCGCGCCTTCTGGGCTATAGAGATATTCGCAGAGAGCCTGCACGTTAGACCAGGCGCACGAAAGTATTCGAGTCGCGCGAAAGTGCAACTGCCCTTTGGAATTCTCGTAATACTCAGGTTGTGGCGACGGGTCAACTTCGGTGTATGGAGGAGGCATTATCCACCCCACTTTCCGCCGGCCTTGGCGTCGGCAGCGAGTTGTGTCACTGTGTCTTTAACTTGGCCGGTGCGGTCAAGTATCTGGGAAAGTAAGCTCAACACTTCCCGGTCTGGTTGTTGCTGCGCCTGCTTTGGTAATTCAGGTTGTTTTTGTTGAGGGGCTTCTTGTGGCTTCTGTTGTTGCGCCGGGCGTGGCAGTTGATCTTCGACAATGTTCTGGCCTTGTGCCCGAAACTTACCGCCACGCGGCCCCTGCTTTACGTCGGGCTCATGGATGCCCGGTAGTTCGCCGATGGGCATATAGAGCATTTGGGTCGGTCGGTTCGACGCCGCACTAGATGCAAGCGAAGGCGATTCATCTTTCTTCTTTGATACCGCGTCTTCGATCTTCCCAAGGCGATTGGATAATCCGGCAACGGACTGAATCAGCGTCCGGATCGAGTCGGCCAGTTCCTTAGTGTTGTCCTTTACTTCAGATGGCGACGAACCGACACCCCGCATGGTCGGCGGTAGTTCGCTATCGGGCAGGTCCGGCAATCCGTGTGGGTCTTTATTGTCGGGCATGATTATGGCCAGTAGGTGGTGCCCCCCGGTGTCTTAATGTAGCCGCGTGCGCCGCCGTAGCTCCCAGAGAAGTGGGCCTTCTGTTCGGACACGACGTATTCGGGTTTTCCTGACTCGTCTGAAACGGTGTATTCGGCCGGCTGTTCGAGCAACTGTCCCCATGAGATTTCCCAATACAACGCTGCGGTCACGTGCAGTTTATAGATCGCATGATCCCCAAGTACGGGCAGATCGCCGTGGGCGTTGAAGTATTGGGAAAAGGTAATTTCTGCGTCGATGTTGCCAGGCTTGCGATTTGGCCAGCCACCTGACGAACTTGTCCAGATCGGCTCGGCCGTGTTGCCGAAAATGTCAAACGCCCACATACCAACATCTGGTATTACCGTTGAGCCAATCGTAACGCCGCGTTCGCTCGCGTTGGCGGGTGCTGGAATCGTTGCGTCGGCTGCATTGTAGGTTCCAGCCGTCAGGGCGCCGTTTGCAGAAAAGTAGATGTAGTGGAAGATGTCCTTTCCGTCCTTCGTTGGGCACACGACTTGGACGCGATCCACAATGGCACCGTTGGCGGCGCTTTGCCACCCCTCACCGCCGCTGTCGTTTCCTGTGAGTTGAAACAATTCACCTGGCAACTTGGCTGGTGTGTGGCCAAAGCCCACCGCCACGCCCATCCAGTCTTTGTTGGGCGTGCTGCGGACAACGGCCCCGGCCGAAGCGGAACATGCAACCTTGTTGTCGATGCCACGGGTCACGATCTTGAATTGCCGGAGACACGGAAGTCCATCTACCGCCGCACCAACACCAGTGATAACACCCATTATGTGCCTCCCGTTCCTACGTCAGGAATTAAGTCCGAAGTCGTGAAGTGCATCCACACTTCACCAGTCCACACAGTAGACCAACCTGTATCTCCACGTGACATTTCGCGTTCCTTTAGCGTCTCTTCGTGGTCGTACACCCCGACGTGATCCACGAACGCCTTGCCCTTCCACGTCAAGGAACTCATCACGGCTCGCCAGTTCGACATTGCTCGGTAGATAGCCCACTCGACTTGGAATATCTTGTAGTCGAGCCGCTTATCGCCCGTGGCAATCTTGACCTGGAACGTCTTTTTCATCTTTCCGCTATTGCTGGTCCACTCGGCTTGCGAGAATCCTCCAACAGGCTCGATGCACACTTGCGGAAAGTCTGACGGCGTTGAACCGTGAATCATTGGGTCACGCGAACCACCGATGTACTTGACTCGGCGCGGGCCTACGGGAACGAGCGCGTCGAACTCGGCGCTGTCCTCTAGGATTTCCCAGAGCCCGTCAAACACTTGTTCGATTGGATTCGTGTACGCCATTACGCATAGTCCTCATTGACTCGCAACTCAGCAAAGCATCCCGTGGCTAACGCATGGCCCGAACCAACGCCGTCTGTCGCTGTCACCACCAGTGTCAATACGTCGCCGGCATCGGCGGAAGTCGCGGAAAGTACGCCCGCAACAATTTCGTAGGCTGTGTGAGTCGAGGTAAGCGTGATGACCCCCGTCAAAACGGTTGTCCCGTTCTTTTTGAGGTCGAACGTCACTTCGGAGTCACCGACGTTTGCAACAATGGAACCGGCAGCGATGCTTAGGATGGTTCCCGAGGCCCGAAAGACGTGTGCCGCTAGGGTGACGGACGTTGCGGTTCCCGATTGGCTCCATGTCGTAGCGTGACAGTGGTCCATTGCTGACGGAAGCATGGGTGTACCGCCGTCTTCCAGCATAAAACCTTGAGCGCGAATCCAACCGGGGAATCCATAATTAGCTGTCGGCAGTTTGGCGAACTCGGTCATGTCAACCTCTTTCTGCGTCCAAGATGCGAACGCTGTTTCTCACGTCTTGCCAGAATTGATTGATGTACTCGCGCTGGTAGTAGTATTTGTGGTTTGGTTTTCCGTCAGGTGAGTAGCCATCCAATCCGCGCGGCTCGTACATAAGAAGGCCAGCGAGCCGTGCTGTAATGTCCTTGATGCTGGATGGCGTAGCGCCTGCGGAAGTGGTCAGCGGAATGTGGTACGATGTGGAGCGTGCGTATTCGTCAGTCTCGATACTGGCCTGCGTGATAACCGACGCAATGCGGTTTGCAATCTTTGTGGAATCTGCATCGCCATCCAGGTCGGCGAAAATCGCCACATTGCCTACGCCATAGACGGCTTCGATGTCGGCTCGAGTACAGTAGTCGCTCATTCGTACACTCTTTGGCTCTTGGGTGAATCTGCCAATCGTGCATATGATGGCGTCCCGTATCCACACACGCGCCGCTGACTTACCCGCGTGTCTCCACACTTTGCGGCGTCAAGCGTGATTCGATACGCCTGCTCATATTCGATCTTGTTCTTTACGTCCTTCTCAAACGCCAAGTGCTTCTTGCACAACGCCAAAAACAACTGATAAGCACCAACCTCAATGTCCATTGGGTCGCTGATTGTGTACTTGACCCCCGAGCGGCTCGTTTGGATCGTTGAGTCGAGCGTCAGTAGCGTTGGTGAACTCACCGAAACGATGGACCGTTGCTCCTCGAATACCTGCAGGCCCTCAACGCCGGTGGGCCGTGTCGTAGCAGAGGAGCTAACCCGTAGAATTGACCCAACGTGATTGTCACTAAAGCTGGTGGTTGTTCCCGTAACTGACGCACTTCCGGCGGTCACGAGAATCGTACCTGCGTAGTCGGCGGCATCGTGTCCGGTGTAGCGGATGCTGCGGGGCCGGCGTTTGTAAATGAAGTTCATAGGATTCGTTGCGTCGGAGTCATACGTCAGGTACAACCCAAGCGTGCCGTAGGCATCCTGCAACGGCATGATGGTGTAGTAGCGAGGGTCGCCGGTAGTGTTGTACGTCGAGTCGCGCCAAAGCATTTCAGACGGAGAAATGTAGGTGCCAAAGGCGCACGTACTTGATTCGAGCGGTCCCCAGAACGAAACGAAATCGTTCGGCAGAGCGTACCACCGCTTGTAGAGCTTAAATGTGGTTCCGGCTGCGATGTCTGCGCCTGGGTTCATGGTGGCGTCAAGCGTGACCACCGTAGAAGACTTGCATTCGGCAACATCACACACGATGTCATTGATTCGCACGGCTGCGTTGACTGCCCAGTCCGGCCACGTTCCATCTGTCAGGGTCAATTGGCGTTCGTAGGTTCCGCCCGTGTGGTCGTACTCTACTGTGCCAGTGGTGTATGGCTCCTGTAGCATGATGCGACCATTGGCCTGTAATGAGGTCCAATCATGTATCGACGGGAACTCTTCGTATGCGGCCTGAACGATTCGACGAATCAGCACGGCGTTTGCGGCGCTACTGCCGCGAGCCTGTAACCAGCCGTCGAGCGCTTCGATAACGTCGCTGTAGGTGTGAATCTGAGGGTTCATGCGAGTACCTCATGGGGAACCATCGCCGTGTTCTTTGGCGTGATGGCATCGCGTACCGATTCCTTGAGTGTTCTGTACGTCTTGTCGTCCACCTTGCCGCCGTAGTTGTCAGCGATGGCGTCTTGGACCTTGCGGTCAACGATGTCGTCCGCAACGCGATAGGGACGCATTTCGACCGCCATTTTGGGCTGCTTGATGTTGACGATACTTCCCTTCACGTTGACGTTCGCGGCGGCAGCGGCCCGCTTGATGTCGCTTACGTCACCCACCCACGCCTGCGGGTCAAACGGCTTGCCCTTGCGGCACAACTGAGGCATGAATACCTTACCCTCGGTGCTGACGCCCGCGCGTCTCGCCTTGGCTCGTGCGATTATGCGGCTTCGGTTGTCATGCCCAAATCCATCGTCTGACCCGCGTCGTCCGAAAAAGGCGGTTTCCGTGAACAACGTCGGCGTACTGAATATCTTTTGCATCGAACCTTCGCACTTTGCGCAGAAGGCGGGGTCATTGCGTTGTGCGATGGGGCGGAACATTTCCGCAACGGCACCACATGCGGTACACTGGTATTCGTAGAGCGGCATGGCTATTTTTTCCTTTCGGTGTGTTTGGCTTTCTGCTTAGCGGCCCGCATTTGCGACTGAACTTGCGCCGCCTTCAACGCCATATCTTGGGCGTGCTTTTCGTGTCGTTGTTGCATTTCTTGGTCGTGTTGTGATGCTCGCATCTCCATTTCTTGGTAGCGCTGTGACGCATCCATTTCTTGCTGTGCGGCTTGCATCGCCATTTCCTGTTCCGCTGTCTGTCCGGCAATCTCAGCGTCTTGCCGCTGTTTTGCGGCAGCCGCCTCTTGGGCTGGGTCGGGTTGCATTCCTTGCTGCTCGGGTGGCGGTTTGTCCGGCAGCATGAGTTGGTTCATAGGCACAACTCCATCAAGGGTCGTATTCATCAACGACATGAGGGCATTAAATGGAGTGGCATTCCCTGTCTGCTCGTAGTGTTGAAGCATCGGGCCAAGCAGTGTTTGCGTGATTTGGTTGGCCGCGTCGGTAAGCGATTGGAGATTGCGCCGCCGACCACTGCCAGCCTCCACAGAGAACAGTAGTTCCGCCGATGCCTCACGCGGATCATCGGTATGCACAAGTTGCATCCAGGCTTGCGTGCGCTTGCCGTAGATGGGCATGGGTTCGCCCATTTCGTCCACCGATGGCGCTTGCTGGATCGGCTCGCGGAATAGATTGGCAACCGTCTCGGGACCAACGTACAACCGAGAAGCAACGCCGATCTTGCGGCCAATGCGGCTCATCCACTCTTCCACGATTTCGGCGTAGTCCTGTGGGCGGCTAGTGACGTGCGATTCCTTAAACTTGGAATCGGTAGCCGAGCGAGACGTAGCGCCGCCGGTCGATCCGTAAAGCAACGGGTCCATGCCCGTCTGCTTCTCGAACTCTCGTGACACCATTTCGATGACGTTCCATAAGTCGGACGTGAGCGGCTCGAATTGAAAGACGTTGATAAACTTTTTGAGCGATTCGTCGTCAACAGGGTCGTCCGAAAGAATCAATTCGAGATCGCCGCCGTTGACAACGCGGTCTTGCATTTCCGCCGGCAACCGCTTCCAGGCGAATACGAGAGCCCGCGTAGCAGCCCGAGTACGGCCCATCAGGAACGAATAGGCGTGGTCAAGGAACGACTGTAGAGGCAATGCGGCTTCCAGAGGCGACGTTGCCCACGGATTGTCGATGTTGCCGATGAAGTCCAGGCAAGTGCAAGGCCACGGGTCGGAAATGTCATCCTGAAACTCCATCGGCCATCGGCATCGCTCTTGCAGTTGCTCTTGCCGATCTTCACCCTCGAAGTTTTTCGGATGCAGATTGAGTGGGTATTTTACGCCGGGACAGATGCACAGATAGATGTCATCCCCTAAAGCATCCAGGTCGCGCGATAACTCTTTCAGTTCCGAATCGGCATAGTAGGACTTGTGCCCCATGCCACAACGCGACCAGACCTCGTAGTATTCCACGATGTCGTTGGTGCGCTCGTTGGTTTCGTTGCGAGCCTTGGCGGTAGAGTTACCGAAACTCGTCTGTAGTTGGGCGGGTAAGTCTTCAACGGGGATGTCGAACTCTTCGGCGACGATCCACTTCGACCGGCGGCGCTTACGCATGATGAATGACGCATCACGCATGGTCGTGCAATCTGGGCAAATCAACAGATTGTCAACCGAGTCGAAAAATGCTGCGGGGATATCGCCGTTCGGGCCGGGCGTCAGTTCGTGCCAAACGACACCCCGCCCCTTTACCAGCGCCTCTTGGATCGCATTGCGACCCTCCCAAAATAGATTCGTTTCACGCGGGACGTAGTTGACGAACCACTGGGCGAGCGAACACCGCAATTCATCTTCTGCCTGAAGGTTTGGGTCATCGAGCCCAAGCTGTTGCAGTAGTGGCGGCAAGGCTGGCCGCCACGGGGACACCATGAAGTTTGGAACCTTCGAGTGAAGGTGCGGCGTGAACAAAGAGACGAACTCTCGCGACTTATTCAGCCGGGTCTTGTAGACCGGCGGGGTCGGCATCTTGAAAGGCTCATCCTCGGGGTTGTCGAGATCGCAGTAAAGTTCCTTGTATGACTTTCCAATGAAAGACCAAGCGCGTTTGGCTGTCTTGCCAAACTGCCGATATTTCACCTTTTCGGCTGCTTTAGCCTGCTCTTCCCAAAACTTCACCACCGAGGCGAGCCATTCCATGTGTTACGATCCTCTCCGGTTCGACGCGGATGGACGAAGCAGATCGTTCAGTTGCTTCTCCAGAGCCGTAACACGACTGTGCAATGCGAGTGTGTCTTGCTCAATCGGGGCCAGCTTGTAGACGCCGTTGCCACCGTCCCAGAACTCGGCGGGACGCTTTTTGACCATCGGGTCGTCGATGTGGTAGCAGTCTTCACGCGGCTGCAAGCTACAACCGTGGCCGTGCTGGTAGAATGTGACCATCAGACTCAGTAGGCCCGATCCGTTATTTGCGACAACATAGGCATAGCTGCTGTCGCTGAAGGTCGGGTCTTTCGAGTACAGGACACGAGTGCCAAGCGGGTACGTTTTTGGGTCGGCGGGTACGGTAGTCATAAAGTCCTCTTGGTTGGGAAAAAAGTTACCCCAGCACAACACTGGGTGTTGATCGTTTGTTTCCACGTTTCTGCATGAACATGCGGTAGACGGCTTTTTCTTTGTATTCCGAGATTCGTTCGGGTTCGCGATAGGACGGATTAAATGCGGCTGCGTATTCGAGACACACCAGTCCGTCTTCTTTGCGATGGGCTCGCTTCTCGGTTCGGATCGTTCGGTCGGTGCGTTTGACCTGGACCATCGACGCATGGCGAATCTGCTTGTCGAGGTCAGGGAAGCATCCGCGAACAACCTTGAGCTTCGGGGTTCCTCGCCACTCTCCCGAGTCACGCGGGAGCATCCAGTCTTGTAGGGCGGATTGCCGCGCCGCGATGTCCGGGCAGCTTGCAAAGAATCCGCTTCCGCCAATGTCTCCCTGAGTGCGGAAGTGGACGCCGGCGCGAATCAGGGCGTCCCACCACTGCTTGGCGTTGGTTAGTTCGCCGCCATATCCGGCAGCACACCGCCCCGCCTGTTGGTCGATGACGCCACACTCAAACATGATGTCGCCGCAACGCGCGGCCACCTCGCCTGCATACTGTTGCGTGGTGCAATGCGCCAGCGTGAAACCGTCGTATACCCAGGCGTGTTTTTCTTCCGGGTCCACGGCAAGCATCAGGCAACCCGCACAGGTGCTACCGGGATCGACGAATAGGTATCGGGCACTATTCTCGGGCACGTCGCCCGGCTCGCATCCATGCAAGCCGTGGGCGTCGTACATCGAATAGACGTAGCGGCCTTCGATCGCTGACCGGCCGTAGTAACGCACTTGCCGCTCGTCTTCGTTCATCGACTCAAAGAACGCGCGTCGTTCGGCTTCTGGAACATAGGGGTTTTGGTCGATCCCGTAGAAAAATGACTTGATATGTTCCGCCCCTGCGTCGGCTAGTTCACGCAACTCAATCAGCTTCATATTGTCGGTTTGGGGCGTTGCTGACCAAATGCCCTTGGGGCTCCATTTTGGTTGCTCATTCAGACCGACCAGACCACGATTCGATTCTTCGTAGAATTGCTCGTTGGTCATATCCTCGTCGAGCCAAACGCTGTTGTAGTGCGCGCCCTTTTGTGGATGCCCATTGCTCGGTCGCCATAGGCTGTGCCAACCGTTGGGGAAGTCCACAACGCGGGGGACGCCCTTTTTGGAGTCCTCCATTGCGATGTTGGAAATCTGCCGTCGCAAGATCAGTGGAGGCGCGGGCTTCCATTTCTCTCGATAGGCGTCGTCGTATTGGTCGATGCGCGTTGGATCGTTTGGATCGGGTCGCACGGCACGCCATAGGTTTGTGCGTTCGTCACGAATCAGGTAGAACAGTCCTTCTTCAGAAACGGCGCGCCACTGCAAAGCCAAGTGGTCAAGGTCTGCGCCGACGACAAGGGAGCTTCCGCCCGTCTTTGGATATTTGTCGTATGGGTCCACGCCAAGGACACATCTAGCCCATTCTGACGCGCATGTTAGGGTCTTGCCGGCACGATTCGATCCTATTGCCAAACGCCATTTTGCAGTACAGGCGTGAAACTCTTCAGCGTGTGGAAGGGCTCGATAAAGACGCAAGCCCTCCATCTGTAACCGGTACATCTTTTCGAGCGTCGTCTTGAGTTGCGCCCGTGGATTCGTATGTCGGTACGCATCGCGTCCCTTTGGAAACACAACATCCGCGTGTCGGCCCAGCATTGATCGGAGATCAGGTAGTGCCATTGGTCTCATTCAGGACTTGTTGGGCGATCAGGCGAATCTCAGGACGTGTCAGAAGTTCACGGAAGACGGCCATTAGGTCCTCCTCTTCGACTTGCTGGGTGGTTTCCTGGTCAAGTTCCGTGATGCCAGAAATCACCATATCGAGGAGTTTGGCTTGCACGTTCGGAGTGTCGGCGGAGTTGTCGTAGAGCAGCTTTGCTCTCATAGCAACGCCATCCAGTCCGTCAAACTGCTCGACGAGTTTAGACAGCAATCCGCGCCGGCTCAGGTCGGCTTCTTGCTCGACGATCCTTGCAACATCTTTCACGTCGTTCATAGCGCCACCATGCTTTCGATGTCGATTTCCGTTGTGTGTTTGTGCATTCGCATGTTGCCGACAATCGAAACTGCCTTGCCGGATGCAAGCGATGCCAACTGCACGGCAAGCTCGCCGGTCGCAACAACGTCAATGTCGTTGTCGCCCACCTGGACCGTCGCCCGCGCCATTGGTGCCCTCAGTAGCGGCGAAAATGCCACACTGCATTGCTTGTCGATCATCCCAACGATTGTTGCTGTTGCTGTTGGTTTAACACCTTCAGGGCTTGGCCAGCGCTTGTCCATCGCTTCCCCTTACAGAGCGGACAATCTAATTCCCTGGGATCGCACCAGCATTGCTGATACGGCATTCCATTGCGGGCTAACGTGATGGCGGAATGGAGTAGCTTGCGTATGTTCTCGGTTTCTATATCCGCGCCAAAGACGTGTCGGTCCCACTCGGTCAATTCGGCATCGAGGATTTTCAAACGAACGATCCAAGATTGAATCGTGTCTCGGCCTGCAAAGACGTTTTGGAGCCATGACGGAACCTCGCGATTGCAGGCGTCTGTGGTAGGCATGTGCGAAGGAATCGGGTGGCTCGCCGCGAAGTACGGCGAGCCACCCGCAAAAGGCAACAACTAGCTGGCCGGATCGGACGGCTTCAGACCGCCGCAAACATGGATGCTTGCGTATCCGGTCGTGGTGGCACTCAACGCCTCGTTGGCGTAACCGAGAACGTAGCTGCCGGCCGTGGCCGCAGTCACATTGTCGTTAGCCGCATAGCCCATGCACTTCACGCCCGCGGCGCTAATACCAGACTCGGCGGACACAATCACATCCCCCTCTTCGACGACATAGAAAATATCGTACTGGGTGATGTCCTTCGTGGTTGCGTACTCGTCGTCAACAGTGGAACATATTTCTCCATCCGAGTCGCAGAGCGCGTCCACATTGCGTCCGACTTTGCCAGCCGTGTAGCTGACGGTCTTTCCGCCCACGTTGGTCAGTGCCGCGTCAGCACGCACGCAACGGAGTTTCAGCAATCGTCCGCTGGAATCGGTCGTCTCGTACACCTTACCGAGAAGGTGTTCGCCAACCGTGGCGTCCATTGTCACCAATCCGCCGTCGCTGTAGGTTTCACCGCGAGCGAACGGCAATCCAAGTCCTGGGTATCCCATTATGCGTATCCTTTCGGTATGTTGTTGGGGTCAAGGGTTAGGTGCCGTGGGTGGTAATCGCGGCAAGTTTTCCGAACGCCGACGGACGACGGAAAATCCACTGCGAATAGCTGTCCAACGCAATCAGGTCTTGCGACGTGCTGATGTCATTGTCGTTCGCAGTGTGGATCAACTGATCCTGCATCGACCAGAGTTCGAGTTCGTCGAACGTGATCGCATAGCAGGTGTCCTCGGGCACGCCATACTCGTCAACGAAGTCGATGCCGTTGTAGCCGAGTTCGGTGCCGAGGTTCGTCTTTGCCTTATTTTGTGTGACCTCCAGGGTCTGCGCCGCAATAAGACTGTCTTTCGCCAGCCGCATCAGTTCGGCGTTCATCAATAGAACGTCGGGCTTCTGCTTGTTGAGGATGCCCATGTAGGTCAAGAGGTAGTTGCACGCCTCTTGCCAATTTGCGTCCCACACGTTCGTCCCAGTGCCGAACGACTCGTTGGACCAGTCCACCACCAGCGGGCTCCAAGCGTGGTAGTCCGTGGTGCCGGTGCCAGTCGGGTAGGTGCCAGTCCACGATCCGCCGTAGTATTGGAGGTTCGTATACAGGCTGGCATACACATCGTTCGGGTCGCCTACCGGAACGCCGGAAATACAACCATTGACGGCGAACATGGATTCCAGGCCGTGCCACGCCTTGCTGCCGGTGGCGTTGCCGTCGCCGTACATTTCGTCGCACAGCGTCTCCATGAACTCGCCAAGGAGTTGCTGGGCCTTGTCTTCAACCTTCTTGAAGAACGCGCCTTCGCCGGTCGTCGCCAGCCGATCAAACTTGTTGATCGACTCCGAGTGGCCGTAGGCTCGCCACGGCAGATGCGCCTTCCGTTCACGGTTGACGGACGGAAACGAAAATGCGGTGGGGTTTACATCCATCGCAGTCGCGGATCGGCGCTTGAACGTCGGTCGCCACTCGATTTCCTCGCCGTGTTTGTCCATTGTCCACCGACCACGCGATTCCGATTCACGCAGAAGGTAACGCTTTCGCATCGGCGGGCCGATCTTCTCCCGGATATAGGCGTTGATCGCACGGGCGGTCACGATTGGGCTAGCATCAATTCCCATTATGTGTCTCCATGTTCATGTTGTGCTCGTTCGTACTCATTGCTGGAGATGGAGAACCACTGGAGAACTCTTTGGAGAACCAAAAAGGGGGCTGCCGGGTCCAGTTATGGAGTGGCCGGCAGCACCCCTCCGCACACGCCGTTTCTGTCTCCAGATCAGAAGCGGGTTGCTATTTTGCTTTACGTTTTTCGTGTTCCATCATGGCGACCTGAGCCAAAGTCATTCCTTTGCCTCCTTCGGCCTTCGGCTTGAACAACGTTTCGAGCGACGGCGGTTCGTTCGCGGGCACTGCCACGGCGGCTGTTCGTCGCCCACCGATGACTGGCTTGCGGATCGGCTTCACGGTCGGATTCATTAGCTGCGCCTGACGCAACGCCTTTTCGAGGGCACGTGCAGGTCTGACGCCATCGGCCAACTCTCCCTGGTACAGTCGAAACGCTTGCTCCCCCGCCGGCGTCATTGGCTTGTTGAGATCGCCGTCAACGTGGAGCCACTCCTTGTGTTTCTCGATGGTCTGGGTGATGGTGCTTTGCTCGTTGTTCTGGCCAAGTCGCTGGTCAACGATCTTGGCTGCGATTCGCTCGATTACATCCTCGGGGACCGCTTCCTCTTTTGTCGCAACCTCGTACATCCGCTGCGTAATGGACGCCTGGGCGTCGGCGAACTTCTGTTTCGTGGCGGCGCTGGCGTTCCCCATCGCCGCTTGTGCGGCAAGCAGTTGGTACTGCTCATAAGAGAGGACTTCGCTTGTTGCCTGCGACTTCGTAGTCTCCTTCGCCTTCCCTTGCGAATCGAGCCACTCCTGTAATTCCGCCTCACGCCCAGCCAGCAGCTGCTTCACTTGCTTGCCATACTCGGCATCCTCGTTACGCGCTCCGATGGTTCGGGACGCTTCCACGAGGCCTTTGACCGCTTCGTAGTCCGACTGGTACTTACTCAGATCGAGGCCGAAGTCGTTCTTCACTAACTCACGAAACTGGCCGTCGTCGTCAGTCGCGGTATCGTCGGCGACAACGGTTTCCGATGCGGACGTTGCGTCTTCGGTGACTGCCGTTTCGGCTTGTTTGGTTTCAGTCGCAGTGGTAGCGCTGGTTTTCTCGGTGGTTTCCGGTGTCTGTGCGGGATCGGTTGCAGCCGTCTCGGCGGCCACGAAGCTCTCAAGTGATGCCACGGTTTGACTCCAAAGTGCGGTGTGTGCGGAGTAACAGGACCGGCACGCGCACGTTCTGGAGTCGAGCGCTTCCGAAGTCTCTATTTGAGTTTACAGGGGTCAGAAAGTTGTCAAGCGCGCAAAAGGGGTGTTTGGGGACTTGACAACTTTTGCGATGTGATAGACTCAACTGCGAGATGTTCTATGCACTCGCACGTTCGGAGGAAGAATCATGGCGGACTGGCTGAATGGATACGCGAAATCTTGGCAGAACGTGACCAATCGAGCGCAAAAACCGCTGTCGAAATGGCTACAGCGATACAGACAAGTCAACGGAACCAACCCGACCATTGGAATGGGTGCTGCTGTTGATAAGCCACCCGCACCTTTGAGTGCTGGCGCAGCCGCGATACAGAACCGAACCAGCCTGCCCTTACAGCCAGAGGATCATCTTGCCGAACGTGACGCCCTGCGTGCTGCCGACATCGGCTACGCCAACAACACGGCCAACGATGTGTGGAGTCGTCAGGCGTCAGGAGCACGGGCTGCCGGTTTCGAGCCGAACAAGAGCGGCGCGGCACAAACCTACGATGCATTACACAGTGGAACGTCTGGTAATCCGACTGGGTATAATGCTTGGGCAATAGTTCCCCCGGCAGTCAGCATGTCGATTCCCGGTGGTGCCGAGGCCGTAGTCCGCGCCGCGGCGGCCCGGCAAGAGCGACTACGCGAAGGGCGTGCGGGGGAGATTTTATCTGCCGCGCCGCTTAGCGAGCGCCCCGTAAGTGCCGTAGACGGCCACGGCGCATGGCAACAATTCAAGGACGACGCCAAGCAGGACCGAAAGGACGCCTACTCGGGGAAAATGATTCCCGCTGTTTCGGTCTGGCACGGGACTTCAGATGGACGAACGCCCGGAAAAGCGATAACGGACGAAGGAAAATACGCCGCACATAACGCATGGATGGCAGCCAAGAACGCGCCAGCACGTTCGCCCGCCGAAATCAAGGCAATGGTCACGCAAAACGCATGGGAGAATGCCGCAGCACGGCGTGGACGCATGGGCATCGACCCCGGCCTGACGCCGCAAGAGGCCGAGTTCCAGACGACGGCAAACCCAAGCTGGAAGCAGGCAATGGCGGCCTATGGGGTACAGGGCGCAATGGCATCGCCGGATATTCAGGGAATCATCGCCGACGGACGAAAATCCCGAGAAATGATGAAAGCTGAGGCCAATTTGATTGAAGGGCTAAATCGAAATAACGTGCCCCTCGACCAACAGGACAGGATCGTTCGGGAGTATCGGGCCAGAAATGGCATGGGGGAAACCAAGCCCGCAAAGGTAAGTGAACCAACTAAGCCTACTAGCGATGCGAAGCCAGCCAATAGCTACCGAAACGATGCGCGATCTATTATTGCCCAGAGCAATCCAACACAATTGGATGCGTTTGACGCAGCCGTCGCGGCCGGAGATCATGTTGCAGTCGCTCGAATTGCTCGCACTTCCGGTGTTCCAGCAACAGTTGGTGATCCACTATTGCAAACCATCACTGGAAACTGGGGGTCAAGCTACAGGGAGCCAGAAGGCTTTTCGACGCCGGGATGGATGCCGTGGAATTGGGGGTCCGGTCGGAGACCTTCCGCCTACGCCAATCCGTAAAAATAGGGGACGATAGCCTATGGCACGCAAACGCCGAGTCGATCCGTTCGGACTACCCCAGTTTGACACCATACCCCAACTCGATCCACTGGCGCAACTGCAACAGATGCAGGAGCCGGACCCGGAATCCGACGAGGGGTATGGCCGTCACAACCAAGATGGCGGTGGTGGTCCCGCGCTGACGCCCGAAGAGGAGCGTTCGATGCTTGGTAAGATCGCGGGCGGGGCTGAGTGGATCGGCGACACCATCGAAAAGCCGGGCTACGCAGTTCGCGGCGTCATGCAGGGCCAGCCCGAGGCGCTTCTGAACCTGATCCCGTTCTACGATACCGTTCAACAATCTGGTATTGGCGAGAGTCTAGGCCTACCGGAAGCGCCAAAGGTGCGGGGCGAAGACATAACCGGTTGGAAGTCGGACGAAAACGACGAGTGGTACGACAAGGTGGGTAAGTTTGTCGGCAACACGGGCGTCGAACTAGCCACGAACCCACTGACATTTGCGTCATTCCTGCCGAAACTAGGTGTTACCGCCACGGCTAAGGCTGCAAAGATCGCGGGTGAAGCTGGGCAAGGTATATCGGAAGCGGAAAAAATAGCCGCCGCCGTGAAAGGTCTAGGCATCGGAGCCAAGCCGCTTACCCAAACCCCCACGGTCATTGCCGACCAGTTGCGTGCTGGCGAGCGTGCCGTCATGGGCTTTGGTCTGCCGTTCATGGAACCAGCCATCACGCTCGGCAAGGGCTCTGAGCGTGCAGCTAAGGCCATTGAGGCGATTGGCTACAGTCGGCCTGTCGCTGCCATGCGTGGCTTGTTCTCTCACGTACCGAACGTGGGAGGCACGTACAACCCACAGCTACAGCACGAGGCCGATAGGGCGTGGGCGATGGCCGAGGGTAATCTGGGCGCGATCATCGACGCGAAGCCGGTATTCGACGAGGGTCTGCGTTCATTTGAGGGCGCGTTCTCTGAGGCGGCCGAAGCATTGGGCAAGCAGGGCGACGAAGAGGCGATGAAGGCGTTTCGGGACTTGCCGCGTATCCTCAAGGCCGAAAAGGATGGCGTGCCCGACATTGGTGAGATTGCCACACGAATGGGCGAGTTGCTTGGAGTTGCCCGTGGACAGGAGTTGCCCGAAGCCCTACAAACGCTTGCGCAGTCGGGCGAGCATTTCCAGGCGATGTTTGAGGGGATGCAGAAATTTGAGGGCACCCTGCACGAAATGGCCGTCAAGTTCGGCGTGCCAATTGGCACATGGGCCAAGGCTTACGAAGGCTACACGCCCCGCGTTGCCTCCGACTCCATCTTGCAGGCCAGGGCAAAACGGCAGGGCGTGCCGGTCTCTAGTCTCAAGGGCGGTGGGTACAACCCGGCTACACATCGCCGGCCGTGGCTGGACTTGTTTCCCCAAAGTACCAAGTACGCCAACGAGGCGGCGCGGGATTCGGTGCTGCGTGGGTACAAGGCGTTGGAACCGTTGGCCGAAGGGGAAGCCGCAATCGTTTCCGGCAAGGTTTCTGTCGGATCGGTCGTCCACGCTGCGGATCGCCAGAACTACGGACGTGTCATTGACGTTGGCCAAGGCAAAGCTCGTGTCCATTTCGTGTCGCCAGACGGAGTTGAGGCTACGGTAACGCTGCCGATTGATAGCATTACCCAGGTATCCAGTGGTGCGGCCGACATTCCGGCCCAGTTGCTAAACTCTCGTGCGTTTGTCTCCATGAAGGCTGCCGACCACGCCACGGCTCTCCGAGACTCCCTTACATCCCGTGGAATCACAGTCCACGAGGACGCCACCAGACCGCAGCTACAGGCCCTCTACGTCAAGCACGTCTACGTCAAGCCTGCATTGAAAGACGCGGTAGACCGTGGGCTGATGAGTCAGGCAGAAGCGGATGCCGAATTGGCTAAGCTGACGGGCGTTAAGGCTGTCGAAACGACCGGCCCGGCGGTAAGCACGGTC